ATAAACAAAAAAGGAAAAATATTAAGTGAAATGCGGTAAGGCCGAAAGGCTGAGCCGTATTTTATTTTGCGTTAAAAAATTGAAATCAAAAGATTGTTATAACCTAAACATATTAAGGAGGTGGCAGAGTGAAGACAACAAGTGAAATGCAGCTTGTAGCCGTTTCAAAACTAATTCCATACGTAAACAATGCTAGAACCCATTCTGCAGAACAGGTGATGAAACTTCGCTCCAGTTTGCGAGAGTTCGGTTTTATCAATCCTGTCATTATTGACAGAGAATACAATGTGATTGCCGGACACGGCAGAATCATGGCCGCAAAGGAAGAGGGTATAAAAGAAGTTCCTTGTGTATTTGTGGATTATCTGACTGAGGCACAGAAGAAAGCCTATATCCTTGCAGACAACCGGATGGCGCTAGATGCAGGTTGGGATGAGGAACTTCTCCGCATTGAGATTGAGTCCTTAGAAGATATGGATTTCGATGTAGGCTTGACAGGATTTTCTGAAGATGAGCTTGCAGAACTTTACGGAGAGGACAATCAGTCGGAAGTGGAAGATGATGATTATGATTTGTCCGATGCACTGGAAAAGGCGGCATTTGTAAAACGAGGAGATGTTTGGACAGTAGGAAGACACAAACTGATGTGTGGTGATGCTACATCAAGAGAAGATGTAGATGCACTTATGGACGGGAAGAAAGCAAATCTCATTATTACGGATCCTCCGTACAATGTTGCCTTTGAAAGTTCAGATGGACTTTCCATTAAAAATGACAAAATGGCAAATGATAAGTTCTATGAATTCCTGCTATCTGCCTTCAAGAACATGGCAGAGCATTTGGAAAAGGGTGGATCAGCGTATGTATTCCATGCTGATACGGAAGGACTGAACTTCCGAAAAGCATTCGTGGACGCAGGGTTTCATTTATCTGGGTGCTGTATTTGGGTGAAGAACTCCCTAGTTCTTGGCCGAAGTGATTATCAGTGGCAGCATGAGCCAGTTCTTTATGGTTTTCTTCAGAATGGCAAACATTACTGGAGCAAGAGTGCCGGCAGAAGTCAGACTACCATTTGGAACTTCGATAAGCCAAAGAAGAATAAGAATCATCCGACATCAAAGCCGCTTGACCTTCTTGCATACCCAATTGGAAATTCCAGTCATGAGAATGCAATTGTCATTGATACCTTTGGTGGTAGTGGCTCAACCCTAATGACTTGTGAAAAGACAAATCGTATCTGTTATACGATGGAACTGGATGAGAAGTATGCATCGGTAATCCTTCGAAGATATGTGGAAGATACCGGAGATGCAGAGAATGTATTCGTAATTAGAAACGGAGAAAGACTTGCTTACTCCGACCTTGTCAAAGAGGTGGAGGGATCAGATGGAGAATAACAATTTATCACTGGGGAGTTTATTCGATGGTTCGGGTGGATTTCCTTTGGGAGGCTTGATTTCCGGCATTACCCCTGTGTGGGCATCGGAGATTGAGCCTTTTCCTATTCGCGTAACGACAAAAAGACTGCCGCAAGTAAAACACTATGGAGACATCTCCAAGATGAACGGAGCAGAAATCCCTCCCGTGGACATCATAACCTTTGGAAGTCCATGCCAGGATATGAGTGTTGCAGGCAAGCGTGACGGACTTTCCGGCTCTCGTTCATCACTGTTTTATGAGGCAGTCAGAATCATAAAAGAAATGAGGTGTAAGACAGATGGCAAATATCCAAGATTTATCGTTTGGGAAAATGTCCCCGGAGCATTCAGCTCCAACAAGGGAGAAGATTTCCGAGCCGTCCTCGAAGAGGTCTGCAAAATCAAAGACGAATCAGTGTCTGTGCCTAAACCTAACAAATGGAACAGTGCAGGGAAAATCATGGGAAATGATTACTCCGTTGCATGGAGACAGTTTGACGCTCAATTTTGGGGAGTGCCCCAGAGAAGAAAACGTATCTACCTTGTCGCAGATTTTGCAGGTTGGTGTGCCGGAAAAATATTATTTGAGTCAGAAGGCTTGTCTGGGTATTCTCCGAAGAGCATCTCTTCGTGGCAAGGTGCTGCCTCCGCTGTTAGAGAAAGCACTCCTGCGACAGGCATCGTACTAAATGACCAGGGTGGCAACCGAATGAATGTCACCGATGACGTTACCTGCACCCTCCGTGCAGAGGCACATCATCCGCCTTGCGTGATGGAGTCTGCAGCCTTTTGCACAGAGCCTTCCGCCAAAAGCCGCGGCATCGGATATGAGGCGGAAAAATCTCCAACGCTCCGAGCAGGAGTTGTTCCTGCGACCGTTTATGAAAATCATGGACAAGACTGCCGGTATACAGGTCCTCTTGATGTATCCCAGACAGTTTTATCAACCTATGGAACGGGTGGTAACAATCAGCCGTTTGTCGTGGAAGATATGAAAAGTTTTGATGTAAGGCTAACCTCCGAAGGTACAAGAAATGCAAGAAACAATGTATATGAAACCGATACATCAAGAACTATTGATACCGGTGGGAACAGTCCCAATTCCAACCAAGGTGGTGTTGCAGTAGTCGCTTACGGCATCTGTTCCAAGGACAGCAATTCCATGAAATCAGATAATCCCAACAGCGGATTCTATGAGGCTGATACTTCACGAACACTTGATGGCAATGGTGGAAATCCTAGCTGCAATCAAGGCGGCATTGCTGTCATTGAGGGCAATGGTACTCGTCCTTCCCATAAGGGTGATGGATATAAGGAATCAGATGTCATGTACACATTAAATGCAACGGAGCAACACGCAGTGGCATTTGCAGATGTCCATGCAACGCTTTCTGCCAACGATGGACCCAAGGGACCGTCTTCGCAGATGATGGGAAATCCTCACGAGAACTTTGTGGGAGAGCCTGCATACGGTATTGGCAGACCTGCAATGAACCAAGGCTACAATGCAAAGTTCAGTTTTCAAATTGAAGAGGAAGTGGAACCGACCATTGTGGCAGCAGGAGCAAGTGGTGTGGCACATCCGGTGTTTACATCTTCTAAGGCATCCTTTTTTACGAATGCACAGGCGGATATGGCAAACACCTTGGTGGCTACGGATTATAAAGATCCTCCAATCGTCAATGAGCCGGAATACATCGTAAGAAGACTGACTCCGACTGAGTGTGCAAGACTGCAAGGATTCCCGGACTGGTGGTGTGACGACCTTGCCATAGAAAATCCTACCGATGAGGATATTTCACGATGGAGAGAAATCTTTCAGACCCATGCTGATGCAACGGGAAAGAAGACAAAACCTAAGTCTGATAACCAAATCAGAAAATGGCTGCGAAGTCCTCATTCGGACTCAGCAGAATATAAGATGTGGGGAAATGGAGTGGCACTTCCAAATGTTGTGTTTGTGCTTTCTGGGACAGCCCACTATGCACAAAAGGAAGCAGAATAAATCGGCTCATATTCTACAGCTTTTTTACAGATATCGCTTGATATATCTGTGGTTTAGAGTGATATATGTAGTACCGAAAAACAAAGGAGGTACTCAACATGAGAGTAGAATTTAACCGAACCGGAGCAAAGAGAAAAGCACTGGTTACAGCAATTGGAGAAATCCTCGGAACCAAGGCAAAGTACATGGGAATGCCAACAACGGCTTATGACTTCGGAGGTCTTATTGTAGATAAGACAGGAGCATTGGAGTTCGAAGAGAACATCTTTCCAAAGGACATCAAAGACCTTTTGAAGAGTCTTGCAGAAAAAGGCTTTACAGCCGAGAACAGCGAGGATTTGGAAGAGGGCAAAGAAGTCTCCGAAGAGCCGGAAGAAATGCCACAGGGCGAAAGCGTGGGGCTAACAATTGCCATTCCGCTTGAGGACGTTCTGGTGGGCAATCTTACAAAAATCTTGGAGTCGAAAGGAACACTCATAAAGAAAGCCTTGGGAGTTACAGACATTCGAATCAAGGTCGATCCTGAGAAGGTTTCCTTCCCTTGGTTTTCCAAACTGCCGGACGCAGAGGCTTGCACAGCTTATCAGAAGTTCATTGCAGCACTTTGCAAAATGAGTAAAGAGCAGAAGCGTATCAATTCCACAGAAAAGGAAGTAAGCAATGAGAAATACGCATTCAGATGTTTCCTTTTAAGACTTGGATTTATCGGTGAGGAATATAAAGTCGACAGAAAAATCCTTCTGAAGAATCTGAGCGGATCATCTGCATTTAAGAATGGAGCAAAGAAGGAGGCTGAACATAATGAGATTTCCGAGTAAAGAGATTGTAGAAAGGGTACGAAAACAGTACCCTGCCGGATGCAGAGTAGAACTTACCCATATGGATGATATGCAGGCACCACCGATTGGGACAAAAGGAACAGTCTTTGGTGTTGATGATACTGCAAGCATTATGGTTTCGTGGGATAACGGCAGCGGACTCAATGTGGTCTACGGAGAAGACAGCTGCAGAAAGCTTGACAGCGTGAAGGTTACTTGTTACGGCAAAACCGAAACATGGGACAGCCGAAAGGATGCGATGGAGTTCTACCTTCGAGCAATGGCAGGTTCTGAAGGCAGTGAACAAAGCAGATACACCAAAATCTACACCGAACTCTCAATGGGAATGAGCGAATGCTCAGATGAGGAGTAAGGCTATGGATGAGAGGACAGAAAAGGAACGTTTTAAATAGGAAAAAGAGAACAGAGCCACAAGGCTCTATTTCTCGTATAGATAGAATTGTAGTATGTCACCATTTTGGGTGGCTATTTTTATTCGTGGAGGTGATTAGATAAATGGCAACAACAGAAAATCTGAAACCGCCAACAAGCACGAAAGAAGCAAGGGAGCGAGGGCGAAAAGGCGGTATTCAATCGGGCAAGGTGCGAAAGAAAAAGAAAGCTATGAGAGAGACTGCGGAGATGATTCTAGGACTTGCACTAAATGACGGCACAGTAACTGACATTGAAGGCGTCAAAAACGTGGCAGCACTGAACGGGAAGAATATCACAGTGCAGGAGGCCATCATCTTGAAACAGGCGTTGAAGGCACTGAAAGGCGATAAAGGGGCGGCGGAGTTCATGCGAGACACCAGCGGTAACAAGCCAACCAACGAACAGCGAATGGATGTAGCCGTGGACAATGGGTTCATCGATGCGTTGAATGCAGCGGTTAAGGAAGTAGAGCAATGTTCCGGTGGCAACCACTAAGTCCGAAACAGTTTGATATTTTCTCATGGTGGAACAGCGAAAGCAAGTTCTCTGATATGGACGGAATCATCGCGGACGGCTCTATCCGTTCCGGAAAAACAGTAGCAATGGGGACAAGTTTTGTCATGTGGGCGATGGAATCATTCGAAAGCGAGCAGTTCGCCATATGTGGTAAGACGCTAGGAGCGCTAAGAAGAAATGTGCTGTCACCGATGCAGAATGTTTTACCGGATATGGGTTACGAGATATCAGAGAGCCGCCTCGAAAACAAATGGACGGTTCGACACGGAGACAACGTGAACACCTTCTACTTGTTCGGAGGTAAAGACGAAAGTTCTCAGAACCTTATTCAGGGCGTAACGCTTGCGGGGGTCCTATTCGATGAAGTGGCACTGATGCCGGAATCATTCGTGAATCAGGCAACAGCACGTTGTTCCGTAGAAGGTTCGAAATGGTGGTTCAACTGCAACCCATCAACGCCGTTCCACTGGTTCAAGGTGAACTGGATAGACCGGAAGGAAGAAAAGAATCTTTTGTATCTGCATTTCGAATTGGACGACAACCGCAGCCTATCGGAGCATATCAAAGATAGATACCGGAGCATGTATCAAGGCGTGTTCTACAGGCGCTATATCCTCGGAGAGTGGGTAGCAGCGGAGGGCATTATCTATGATATGTTCAGTGAAAACAGGCACGTTACAAAGGAGAAATACAAGCCCGAGGGCAATGTTTACGTGTCGTGCGATTACGGAATACAGAATGCAACTGTTTTCCTTATGTGGGCGAAAATAAAAGGCATATGGACATGCATTCGTGAGTATTGCTATTCCGGGCGGGAAAACCTAAAGCAGAAAACGGATGCAGAATTTGTTCAAGACATGAAGATGTGGCTTGACGGCACGATTCCGAAAAGGATTATCGTGGATCCGTCAGCCACTTCTTTTATCGCAGAGCTACGAAAGAACGGATACACGGTCAAGCGGGGCATGAACGACGTACTGGACGGCATACGGTACACGTCAACAGCACTTGGGAGAGGAGAACTGATGTTCGTTTCTGATTGCGTGAATACCATTCGGGAGTTTCATTCCTATATGTGGGATTTGAAGTCAACGGATGCCGGAGAGGATAGACCGCTGAAAGAGCATGACCACTGCATGGATGCGATGAGATATTTCACTTATACGATTATGAGACAAGAAAAAGTTAAAGTAAAAGGATTCAAAGAGGGAATCTAATGCACACAAAAAGACCATACGAATTACCAAAGCCAATCACGGCTGACCCGTCAATTCTGGAGCATATCACGCCTCAGTTGATTGAGGGGTATATCAATAAGCACGAGAGCAAATTCAAGCGCTATGAATACCTTGAAAACCTTTACAAGGGGTTTCACGATGTATTTAGACAGCCGGAAAAGGAAAACTGGAAGCCCGACAACAGACTGGCGGTAAACTTCCCTAGGTACATCACAGACACATTTCTGGGGTACGCCTACGGCGTGCCGATTAAGTGCACTGCACCGGAAGACTCAGAGGATGAACGGCTGGCAGAATTCTACCGGAACAATGAAATGAACGACCACGATTCAGAAATGGCTAAAATGTGCTGCATATACGGGCACGCATGGGAGTTCTTCTATCAGGACGAAGAGACCAATACCAAAGTGGTCGCCTATAATCCGAAAGACCTGTTTTGTATTGTCGATGATACAGTACAGCGCCGGGCACTGATGATGATTCAGTATGGGCGGCACACGGTGGACGGCGTGAACAATGGCGTGCTATACGGCATGGCAGCCACGGCAGACACGATTTATTACTTTGATAACGGGAAGTTAACTGACGACAAAGAGAACCCATACGGCTTAATCCCATGCGTTGAGTGGCGACTTAACGAGGAGCGCATCGGACTTTTTGAGGGCGTGGCTGGACTGGTGGAAACGTACAACAGGACACTGGGCGAGAAGGCAAATGATGTTGATGCTTTCGCAGAGGCTTATCTGGCTGTCATCGGGGCCGAGCTTGACGATGAAGACGTGTACCGCATCCGGGACAACCGAATCATTAACCTTTACGGCACGGATAACGCAAAGGATATCTTGGTTCAGTTCATGACCAAACCAACGGCAGACGGAACACAGGAAAATCTGCTGAACCGACTTGAAAATCTGATATATCAGATTTCTATGGTAGCCAATATCTCTGATGAGCAGTTCGGAAATGCAAGCTCCGGTGTAGCTTTGGCTTACAAGCTGCAGGCAATGAGCAATCTCGCCGTCACCTTTGACCGGAAGATTGAAAAGAGTCTTAGGAAGCGTTTCAAAATTTGGTCAAGCCTGTCAACCAACGTGGCTGACAGAGAGGTGTGGCGGGATATCGATATCAAGTTTACCCGGAATCTTCCAAAGAATCTGCAAGAGGAAGCACAGACCGCTTCACAGCTTGAAGGTATCGTGTCGAAGGAAACGCAGCTATCCGTTCTCTCCATCGTTCCGGACGTGAAGAAGGAAATTGAAAAGATGGAAGAGGAAGAAGAGGAGCAGATGCAGCAGTTGAGCATGTATCAGCAGACCATGGGGGCAGTAAATGGCGAAAACAACGCAGGAAATATTTCTGGCGAAAACGAAGGAGAACCGGGACTACTGGAGAAGTAGAGAGGATCGGCAAGCTGTTGTAAACGAGCATACGATGAAAAACATCGATGCCGAAATTCAACAGATATACGAGCGGATGGTCCCGGAAATCCAGAAGGAAATTGAATCGTTCTATCAGAGGTACGCCGATAAAGAGGGAATCAGCCTAGCGGAAGCCAAAAAGAGAGTGTCGAAGTTCGATGTAAGGGCATTCGAGGCACGAGCGGCGAAAATGGTCAAGGAACGTGATTTTAGCGATGAGGCTAACGAGCTTATGCGGCTTTATAACGCAACCATGCGGATTAATCGGCTGGAGCTTTTAAAAGCGGATATCGGACTGCACATGATAGACGGTTTCGACGATTTGGAAAAGCTGACCGGCGAAAGACTGACCGAGGAAGCCGTGAAAGAGTTCGAGAGGCAAGCGGGAATCTTAGGAAATGGCGTTAAAGGTGCATCCGAAAGAGCTAAAAGCCTAGTGGGGCAGTCTTTCATGAATGCAACATTCAGTGAACGCATATGGAGCAATCAGGAAGCCTTAAGAAATAAGTTATCCACGATACTCACAAAAGGCTTGATTGGCGGTAAGAGCTATCAAAGTCTTGCGGCGGAGATTCGGAAGGATTTCAGCGTATCGGCAAGGGAAGCAATGAGACTGGTTCGAACTGAAATGGTTCGGGTGCAGACACAGGCTCAGATTGATTCGTACAAGGCGAACGGATGGGAAGAGTTCGAATTCTTAGCATACGGCACGGCATCGTGTGAGATATGCAACGCCCTAAACAAAAAGCATTTCAAGATATCGGATTTTCAACCGGCAGAGAATGCGCCGCCAATGCATCCGAATTGCAGGTGCAGGACGGCGCCGTATGAGGATGAAGAAGAATATCAGAAATGGTTAGATTCGTTCGGAGATAATTCTGTAAAGTTTGCAAAGGATGACATTTTGAAAGATACCGATAGAGTTTATACGAAGTCAGAAATAGAGCAAATAGCACAACGCACTTTTGAACTGGTGAATAAGTATGTTGACAACGAGAGCAAATGGAGCGGAAGAATCATAGTAGACGATTCTTTCGGAAGGTGTGCCAAATTGTGGAATTGCGACATTGTAACGACAAGTAAAACATCCCCGCATATGATTCTGCACGAGCAGATTCATGCACATTCTATAAGCTATTATGATGTGGACACATACAGAGAAAACCACAAAATTGAAGAGGCGAGCGTTCAATTACTAGCACAAGAAATAAGCAAGCGTGAAGGCATTGAAATTATTCATTCTCAATATGATGAAATGGTTTCAGACTTGCGAGCTATCAGAAAGAAAATGAAAGTATTTGATAGTGATTTGGAGTTCGCAAAAATGCTAATCAAAATACCAGTTGTTGATAGAATTGGATGGCTGGAAGAACAAGCTTACAATCAAATGTTAAAAAATGGTACAATAAAGGAACTCGAAGAGATAAATTCACTAATTGAGAGGGTACAATAATGGAAGCTTACAAAGTTGCAAATAGAATTATGAACGATAAAAACATATCTGATGATGAATGGCTTCAACTTCAAATTGAAATACGGGAATTTCTCAAGACAGACCCGCCAGAAGAAGAAAAATCTCTATTTTATCCTTTAGGTTGTTTAGAAATCGTTGATATAATGTGCGACGGAATAGAGAGAAAAAGGAGTGTTGAGCATGGCGAAAGATGATATTAATGTAATCATGTACAAAATTCTCCGGTATCTCTATGAATGCAAGAAGGCAGGAATCAGACCAAGCGAAGAGGATATAGTATACAATTCAAAACTTTTGAATATTCCTAGGCTTTACTGGGAGGATGTTATTCTTGAACTTGGGGAAAAAGGATTCATCAACGGCATTCAAAAGAGAATCACGAAAGATGGAATAATTATCACATTTGGAGAACGGTTCGGAATCTCCATTGATGGGATGAAGTACGTCGATGAAAACTCAATGATGGCAAAAGTGGAGGAAGAATTGGGAGCTGCATTCAAGACGGTGCTATCCGCATTACTCACACGATAGAAATAGTCTTAAAACGCATTTAAACGCTCTATAACAGCCTTTAAACGTAAGCTTAATAAATTATACCTATGAAAGAAAATCGCTCATTACAGGGCGATTTTTTATATACCCTTTTTCGGGTATGTCCAAGCATTCAAGACACTAAACTGTATGGAAAATCAAGCATTGCGATGTAAAACACATGGAGGAAATTATGTCAGAAGGAATGAACAATCAGAACACAAACGCAAACACTGAACCGAATACCGAACCGAGCACTCAGACCGAGCCAAAAGGTGGAGCGGAGCCGGAAAAGAAGTATACGGATGAAGACCTCGACAAAATCATCGGTCAGAAGTACGCAAAATGGAGCGAAAAGACCGATAAAGCTATCGAGGATGCCAAAGCGGAGGCGGTCAAGCTGGCGAAAATGAACGCAGAGCAGAAAGCCGCCTACGAATCAGAGCAGAAGGACCGTAAAATTGCGGAAATGGAAGCACAGCTGCAGAAAATCGCACTGGGCAAGGTTGCCGGGGAGATTCTCAAGGAACAGGGCATGGATGCTACACAGGACATTCTGGACATGGTCGTAGGCACAACCGCAGAGGACACAAAAACACAGGTGGAAGCGTTCGTGAAGCTGGTCAATGCACAGGTGGAAATCCGGGAAAGACAGAGGGCGACAGGTACCACGCCGAAATCTTACACCGGAGCGGAACCACTGACCGAAATTGAACAGCGGATTGCAAAGTATCGAAAGTAAGAGGAGTAAATTATGGCAGGCGAAAACAACAATCAGGCAGTAAGACGTTATACAAAAGAGTTTAAGGACCTTATGCAGGCGGTATTCCAGAGCAGAGCGTTCTTTGGAGACTTTTTCGGTGGCGGAATCGAGGCACTGGACGGCGTACAGGAGAATCAGACCGCATTCAGCGTTAAGACTTCCGACATTCCGGTAGCAGTAGGCACTTACAGCACCGATACGAACACCGCATTTGGAACCGGAACAGGAAAGTCCAGCAGATTCGGCAACAGAACCGAGATTATCTATACCAATGCGGATGTTCCTTACAGCTGGGGCTGGAGCTTCCACGAAGGAATCGACCGGAACACGGTTAACAACGACTTCAACACGGCGGTGGCTGACCGTCTTGAGCTTCAGGCACAGGCAAAGACAAATCAGTTCAACACTCATCACGGTAAGTTCATCTCCGATAGCGCCGCTGAAACCATCGAAGCGGCAGCACTCACCGAGGAGGAAGTTGTAAAGGCATTCAATGCCCTTGCAAAGTACTTTGTGAACATTGGCGCAGTTGGCACCAAGGTAGCAAAGGTTACACCGGATGTATGGAACATCATCGTTGACTCCAAGCTCATGACCACCGCAAAGGGTAGTTCTGTAAACGTGGACAACAACACCGTGAACACCTTCAAGGGTTTTCAGCTCGAAGTTATCCCGGATGCAATGTTTCAGAAGAACGAGTGCATTTACGCTTACATCACCGGCATCGGTAAGGCGTTCACCGGCATTCAGACAGCTAGAACCATCGAATCCGAAGACTTCGACGGTGTAGCTTTGCAGGGAGCTGGTAAAGCGGGTGAGTACATCCTTCCGGCAAACAAGAAGGCAGTTGCAAAAGTAACAGTTACGGCAGCATAGGAGGTTAAATAATGGGATATGTGGTAATTCATCGGTTCGCAGACACGCAGGACACGACCGAGACGAAGAACGGTTCAATTCCGTACATTTACGAAATCGGTGACGAGTTTCCACGAGCTGGAAAGCGTGTAAATAAGGGCAGAATTGAAGAGCTGGCAGGTTCGAAGAACAAGCCGGGTTTTCCGCTGATTGAGTACACCGAGGAGTGCAACACTAAAACCGTGAGAGGTAAGAGGACGAAATAGTCGGAAAGGCACAACATGGAAGACTTACTAGAACTGCTCAATATGCAGGATGCCGGAGACGAACAGAGGAAGAAGCTGCAGACCATTATGGATATCACGAGCGACAGACTGAAAGTAAAGCTGGGCACCGATGAGGTGCCCACTCAGCTGTCCTACATCGTGACGGAGGTATCCATTATTCGATTCAACCGGATTGGTTCAGAGGGACTTTCTTCCCATACCGTCGAAGGTGAATCACTCAATTTCAGCGGTGACGACTTCATGCCATATGAAAGCGACATCCAAGCGTGGATTGACGAAAACAAAGGCACGTCGAGAAGGGGGAGGATTCGTTTCATATGAGATTTGACAAAGAAGTGTACTTCTATACCGAAAAGTCGGATTACAACGCTAAGACGGGCGATTATGACCGTCTGAAGCCATCTGAGGTGCCAAGGATGGCTTCCGTCAACCAAACCGAAACCGCAATGATTCGGATGGTATACGACAGCATACCGCAGGAATCCTTAACGGTCCGGCTGCAAAACAAATATGAAAAGCCATTTGATTATATTCGAATCGGGGAAAAGCTCTACAAGGTGGACAAGAGAATCGACTTGTACACCAAACAAGCGTTTATCGTTTCGGAGGTACAGCATGGGCGTTGATATTAAATGGGAAGGGCTCGACAAGCTTCAGGACAACCTCGAAAAAGCCGCCACATTGGACGACATTAAACGAGTGGTCCGGCACCAAGAAAAAACCTTGCTGGAGACAGCGCAAGAGCACGCCGTCAAAAAGTCAGCTGGCGGTGAATTTTACGGAGGTTATAGCGGAATTGAGCGGTCACAGGGCGGAATTTATGACGACCTAAAGACGGACCTTTACCTAGAAGGTCTAGCGGTTGGCATTCAGTCGCTTAAGGACTATTCGGCTTGTGTCGAGTACGGAACAAGGCGGCAGCCACCGGAGCCGTTCATGGAGCCAACAGCACGAGAAGCGGGAGAGAAGTTTGTGAGAGATTTGAGGAAGTTGTTTAAATGATGGATGCACAGCAAAGCCTTTTTACAGGATTGAAATTGAAGATTGAAGCACTCGGATTAGACGTGTATGACGGCGGTATGCCTTCTGAGGATGAGCCATACCCTTTTGTGTATCTCGCCGACAACACGATGCGGGATATGATGGTTAAGGGAAGCGGAATCGGCACGGTATCGCAAAACATCCACGTATGGCAGAACGATTCGAAAAAGAGAGGCACGCTCTCACGGATTGCTGCAGAAGTGATGGAGGTTTGCCGGGAGTTTGAGGCGTACGGCGGCACCGGCTACACATTGCGGAGCTTGAGTCAGAAAATCATATCAGACAACAGCACGGCGGAACCGTTGATGCACGCAATTATCGAGGCAGAATATTACTACAGCTAAAGAAGGAGAATAATTATGGCAACAGCGATTGCAGGAAAGAAAATCATTTATCTTTACCGACTTCTTGAGGATGCATCGAAGGAAGCAGCAAAGCAGATTGCATTTGTTACGGAGAATGGCAGAACGAAGTCGAAGGATGCGGATTCTACAGCAACGAAGGACGGCACTATTCGAACCCCGGCAACAGCGGAGGTAGAAATCACGTGCACTTCCATTCTGGCAAAGGGTGACACCATGTTGGACAAGCTGGAATCTGCATTGGATAATGACAAATTGATTGAAGTATGGGAAGCAAACATGGATGAGCCGGTTGAAAGTAAGACAAACCAGTACAAGGGCACTTATTTTCAGGGGTATCTGACCGAGATTGAGAGAACAGCCAACGCCGAGGATATGGTTGAAGTATCTCTCACCTTTGGTATCAACGGAGCGGGCGCAAAGGGCAACGTTACCGTAACAGACACGCAGGCAGACATGGCGTCCTATGTATTCAAAGACACTACAGTAGGAGCATAGGTTTTAAGCGGGCGGGGGACGATTGTTCCCCGCTTTTGATATATGGAGGATTAATATGTACGATATCGAAATCAACGGCACATCATACCCGGTTAAGTTTGGAATGAATTTCATCAAAGAGATTAACAAGAGAGTCACAGTTACAATGGATACATGGGGTGGCAAAGAGGAGAACGTTGGACTGAACTATTACATCGCAAAAATCATGGATGGCGACCTCGAAGCATTGCAGCAGATTATTTTTGTAGCGAACAAAACAGAGTCGCCGAAGCTCAATATCTCCATTCTGGATGATTGGTTCGAGGACGAGAACACCGACATTGACGAAGTGTTTAAGAAGGTGACTGATTTTTTATCGGAAGCGAATTGTACGAAAAAGACGTACAGGAACGTCAAGAAGGCAGCGGAAGAGCAGAATCAGACGATGTAAAGTCTATGACATTCGAAAAGCTGATAGACAAAATCACGGAAGATTGCTTCCGGTTTTTCGGCTTCCGGAGTTTTGACGAAGTGGACCGGCTGACATTCCCGGAGTATGAACTGCTATGCAAAGCGCACAAGTTGAGCACGGTGGATAAAGATATGTGGGTTCACAAGCTCGCCTATCTGAACTTCATGGCTAAGGCAAGCAGAAAGGCGGGAAAGACACGGACCAAGCCGGTTTATGAGACTTTCGACAAGTTCTACGACTATCAGAAGGAACTGGACAAGGTAGAGCGGGAATATGACACGGATCGGAATGAAAGATTCCTTGCTATCAGCCGAAAAATGAAAGAAGAAAGGAGGGAAGAATGAGCAATGCAGACTATATTGTAACCGCCGTTCTAATGGCAAAGGATAGGAACTTTCAAAGCACTTTTGAAGCGGCGAACAAGACAACGCAGACACTCGGGGGCAAGATTAAAAGCGGTCTCGGATTCGGAGCGTTAGCCGGAATCGGCGCAAAGGCGGTTGGCGTTGTCGGTGGCAGCCTTAAAAGCCTTGTGTCAGAGCTGGATAATACAAACAGTGCGTGGACGTCTTTTGCATCCAACATGGCTATGTCAGGCATGGGCGACACGAAAATCAAGGAAACACAAAAAGACTTACAGGATTACGCAAAAAAGACCGTATACACCTCAAAAGATATGGCGGCAACCTATGCGCAATTATATGCAGTCAATAGGAAAACATCACCAAGCCTTGTTAAAGGTTTCGGAAACGTTGCGGCGGCGGCACAGGACCCGGCACAAGCGATGAAGACGTTGTCTATGCAAGCAACGCAGATGGCGGCGAAACCGAAAGTTCAGTGGGAAGACTTCAAGCTGATCCTCGAACAGACACCTGCCGGAATGTCAAAGGTTGCGAAAGCAATGGGCATGACAACAACAGAGCTTGTTAAGAACGTGCAAGACGGCAAAGTCAAGACAGAAGACTTCTTTAAGGCGATGGAGAAGCTGTCGACTGATAAAGAGCTATCTAAGATGGCGCAAAGCTATAAGACGATAGGACAAGCGGCAGACGGCTTGACGGCTACACTCTCAGCCGGACTGGCGCCGGCGTGGCAGGTTGTTTCCGATGTTGCCATTGGTGGAATCACAAAGTTGATGGGCGTTGCAGATAAGGGAATCGGTGGACTATCGAAAATCTTCAAGGGAACCGGAAAACAGCTCGAAAAAACAGCAAATTCCTTTGAACGGTTTGCCGGAACCCTTAGCCGGAACCAAGGCGTGATGGATATTCTCAAACTGACAGCAAAAGCCACGTCAGCGGCGCTCAACGCCCTTCTTAAGGTCATCGAGAAGGCATCTAACGGTCTTAACAAGATGATTAAGATAGAGCCTAGACTTCCGGAGCTTGCTATGGGATTCGGTGCAATCAGCGCCATCTTGAAAAAAACAACCGGAAAAGGTCTATTAACATCGCTGGGAAGTCCATTGGTTAAGAAGCTGACCACAACGGTCAAAGGGTTGAACATATTCAAGCGGAGTGCAAAAAAAGCCACGGAAGAAGTCGGTGAAACACTGGCAGAAGGCGCCGCCGGAATGTCCAATGCAGGAAAGGCGGCATCCTCGACAGGTGAGACGGTCGCAAAGACAGGAAACAAACTTATGCAGGCTGCAACAACTTTTCTTGTATTCGGCGCTGCAATTCTTGTAGTAGCCGCTGGTTTTTGGGTACTCGCACAGGCGGCAACGACGGTAGCCAATGGAGGACCGGCAACAATCGCCGTGTTCTTTGGCATGATAGCAGCCATCGCAGCCTTAGCGTTTGTTTTCTCCACACTCGGAGAAGGTTTAAACCTTGCTATTCCGGGAATGGTCGCTTTTGGAGCCACAATAGCGCTTGTCGGAATCGGCGTAGCGCTTATTGGTGCCGGAGTATACCTATTATGTGCCGGAATCGTTAAACTGGCGGGCGCACTTCCGGCGATTGCATCAACGGGAGTTGCGGCGGCTGGAGGATTGCTTGCTTTAGCTGTCGGATTAGGGGCGGTTGTACTAGTTGCGGCGGCGGCGGGTATCGTGCTCGTTACTCTCGGGTCCGTGGCTGGCGTTGCCGGTGGCGGAATCCTTGTTTTACTGGCGGCAGGTATTGCCGTAGCGGCTGTCATGCTCATATTTGCGGCGGCTTTGAAGCTTGTCAAAACGCAGGTGTCGGGCATCGCATCACAGTCCAAGAAAGCGGCATCAAACTTGAAAACGATGGTTACAAGTGTAAATGTCGTTAAGTCCGGACTAGGCGCACTTAAGAGCCTTGCATATGGCGCAATGTCCGCCTTAAAGAGCGCTTTCAGTTCGGGAGCATCCGGGGCAAAATCGGCGGCGGCTTCCATCGGTAAGAATTTCCGTTCTGGCATTTCAAGCGGAATGAGAGGCGGAGTAAGCGCCGCAAGAAGTGGAATGCACGCAATCAATAGCGCAATGTCGGGAGAAGCCGGGAAGGCGCACACAGTGGGCGTGAACATCGGCAGGGGACTTGCTAATGGTATTCGTGCCGAAATTCCGGCAATCAGAGCGGCGGCGGCAGCAGCTTCAAGCGCTGCAACCGTGAAGATGCGGAAGACGACGAAGGAGCACTCACCGTCAAGAGTAACCCGAAAAATTGGTGCATTCCTATCAGAGGGTCTTGTTATCGGTATGGAATCCAAGAAGCGTGATATCAGCCGTATGTCTGCGAAGCTGGCGAACATGGCTACATTAAGTCCTAGCAGAATGGCATTTGCCGGAGATTATAGCTTGAACGATACATGGGACTATACCAGTACCGCCAACTATGAAATCACGGTGGTGTCAGAGCTTGACGGAAAGGTGGTGTCAAAGCAACTTGCGCCTACCATGCAGCAGGAACAAAACCGATTGACCACCAGAGCGAACAGAAGGAGAGGTATCAGATAGTTTACGTATTCCGAGACACAACGGAGGTAGGGACTTTATTGTCTCTACCTTCCGAGGCGGTAATGATTAACGGCGAATACATCGAAGATGAGAATTCATCGTTGTACATCGAAGGCTACCGCACATTATACACAAAAGGCAGGGAAAGCCTAAAAAAGGACCTTAAAACAGAAGAAATCGGAAGCCGGAACGGAACGAAAATCAAAACGACACGATACCCGGAGAGAGAGATTGTTGTCGGGTTTCAACTCGTCGCAGAAGATAACGAAGCATTCCGGAGCGCCTTCAACAAGCTGAATGGGATTCTCGATAGAGAAGAGAGTCAGTTCATCTTTCACGATGAAGAGGATATGTTCTTTGTTGGAACGCCATACTTTGAGGGCGATATCGAGGAAGGACGGAACGCCGTAAAGGGAGAGTGGACAATCTACTGTCAGGACCCGTTCAAGTATTCGGTTGATGAATATGAAGCGGAATCTTTCACGGACACGGACGGAAACACAACCATGATGGTTGAATACGGCGGAACTGTCCCGGCGCATCCGACATTCAAAGCAAGTTTTTACACAACAAAGCCGGAAGTTGACGAAACCAATGCGGATGATACCAGTTATCAAGGGAATGAAGACGAGAAGCTGGGCGAACTGGGTAATTGCGGATACGTGGCGTTTTTTGACAGCAACGAACACATCTTGCAGTTCGGGGACCCGGATATTTCCATCGAGAAGCCGGCAGAAGTGCAGCCTATCAGGGTATCGCAGGAGTTCACACAGGCGGGCAACTTTGGCAGCGCTATTCAGCAGCTATGGAAGCCGAATCAGAGCGGCACCGGGTATTCCGGCGCACCTATCGAGGGCGGTTTTTATGAAGCATATGGCGCCAATTCCACGCCTTCCGGAACTACCAGCGGGGCGATTATCGGCTATAAGTGGGATGCCAAAAAGAAAACATGGGTTTCAAGTCCGGTGTCTGACAGTTCAGGAAGTGCACCGAGCGTTAAATACAAGATGTACTACAAGGCGACCGGAAGAACAGCTAGTTCGGTTAAGCTCACGGTGGATATTACCGCCGTCGTTGGTTCAGTCAGCGGCAAGGTAAAGAAAAACTGGAAGAAAGCAAAGCTTCAAGCGGTAATCACGGTTGCTGGCAAGAGCCACACCAAGACAATCAAGGCAGGTGGCAAGTCATGGGGTAAGGGGTCTCACAAGGTGCCCTACACATTCACGGTGTCGGACATTCAATCCGGGACCATTGACCTATCCTGCAAGGTGGAGGTGAAGGAGTCCGGAGCGAAAGGGTCAGCCGGAAAGCTGAGTTCTCGGAGCGGAAACACAATCACAATCCCGACTTATACCGACAAAACACCGACCAACTACTTCTTGAAATCAAGCTATGGAAGAGTAACACAAAGCGGATGGCACGGGGCAACAATCACAAGGGAGCTGCCGCCGGATGAGAACGGAACCAGCGGCGCAGAATTCTACAGCATTGATGCATCGGTCAAGTTTTCCATCGGGTCTAGTGCCAACGATGTTACACAATGCGGAATGCTTGAAATCATGGCGCTGAACAAGAGTAACGACATAGTAGCCGGCATCCGAGCGTATAAGTCAAGTCGTGGCAAGAATGCGACTATCCAGTATGTTTGGCAGAATGAAGTCGTAGATAAGACGACCACATTCAACGCAGATAACAAGAATAGCAACCTTACAGTTAAGATTGAGGGCGGATGGTACATGATATCCTACAAATTCGGGAGCGCCACGAGCGAATTCTATCCGTTCCCGGCTATTTACAATTTCGAGGATACCAACGTAACAAAGGTTGTAATTGCCGCCTACCAGTGGAAGGCACAACCACCGATGGATTGGTTAGGTGTGAGAAATCTATCGTTTTATGGTCGACCAAAGACTAGCGAAAACACGACAGAAATTCCATTTCAGAACGGTGACATCTTGACGGCAGACGGAAAGACCGCCACGGTAACCATGCTGAGGCACGGAAGCGACGAAGGCGTAAAGCGCCCGGACCTTGGAGCGCTGGGGAACGATTGGGAAACGCTAGTTTTAACGCCCGGAACGAATTCAGTTCACACGTCCTATTCGGCGTGGGCGGGGCAGCAGCCATACATTAGGCGTTGCCGGTCCGATGAAGCTTATGGCAGGGATTACTACCAGCAGTTGGATGCCGATACGCCATACGACACCGGAATAGAATATTACAACTCATCGAAAGAGCGGGTATATCCGACCGAGGAGGAGTACAACGCAAGCCCGACAAGCTATTACCAGTTCATGGATGCGGGCACAAATCCGACCGTCTACTGCAATTCAAGCGGCACGGAGTACAGCACGCAGCCTACATACGAACAGTGGGCGGCGAATCCGTCGGAGTATTATGTGAGCGAATCAACAGCGCCGAAGTTCTCAATGACCTATAGAGAGGTATTCATATGATTTTATATTTTGCAGATAAA